CTTCGGCTTCCTAACCTCTAAATAATATTTCTTTTTACTTTCTAAAAGTGCCTTATATCTTTCTGGTTCTTCGGCCTTAATTTTGGCGTTCCATTTCTTACACTTCTCACGCATCTTCTCTGGATGCTTCTTTTGATAAATTACAACTCGTTCAAGGTGCTTCTTGTAAAAGCGTTCGGCTGGGCTTAATAGTGCTGTTTCGTCAGTCATCTCTATACTATAAGTAAATATAATAATTTGTATCTAAATCCTTTTTTAAACAATATTATATAAGTTCCCCTAAATAATTAAAAGTGGAGGGAACAAAGCTCCTTCCACTCTCCTTCCACTCTCCTTCCACTTCTCCTTCCACTAATAATCCTTACCATCTATCGTGTCAAAATAAATAAATGTCAAAATATACCAGTAAGGGTGGTAAAAGTGGAAGGAAAAAAAGAAGCTTATAGAGATAGAAGAAGTAAGAGTTGAAAAAAGGTTTCCTATAGTGAGTTTCATTTTTTCCTTCCACTCCTTCCACTTTGGTAAGGAAGAATATAAATATCATTAATAATGAGACCATTAATGGTAAGAGATTGGAGTGGAAGGAGAAGTGGAAGGAAGCCAAAAAAAGGTGGAAGGAACAAACCTCCTTCCACTTTTTATTTAATCCAGTCGCACACTAAAATATCTGGTGGCTTCCCAGTTTCCTCGCATTTCTCATCTACTTTATTAATGAAGTCATCCAGCTCATATCCAATTCTCATCGCAAGAATTCTGGCTATACACCAACGACCGCAAGTATTTATTCCATCGGCGTTTGATTGGAACCGCCTTTTATTATAATAGCACTTCTGGTTTGGATGTTTTGTTTTCGCCATTAAATCGTATAAATCATTTTCATTTTGGCCTAACAACTTATTCATCATTTTAGGAATATATTTAAATTCTCCTTTTGGGGAAACGCCGTAGCTGTCCCAAAATTCCAGAATATCTTTATATTTCATCACGCAAACCCAGTGACCTTGATTTGGCTTACTTTCCAATAATATTATCCTAAAATCTGTTGGTTCTGGTATTAAATCATTAATAGTGCTGTAATTTTTCAATTCATTATATTTAACAATTCTTCCATCTCCAAAATATCTCGCAATATCGGTGTCGTCAATCATTTTAGCCAAAATTGATTTGTAATGTTCTATTAATTTAGCTTTTTGAATTCTACTCATTTATAATAATAGAATATATTATTTTTATTAAAATACTTATTTCTCTCTAAAACAATTTCGTTAGATTTATTTTAGATTTTTTCTTTGTATAATTTAGGAAAAGAATGGTTCATTATCCAAACTCTTACAAATTTGGGAAGCTTGAGGAAACAATAGTTCTCCCTATTTTACAAACCCATTTCCAGAGGGAAATAAAAGCTTACGAGGAAAGATACGCCAAACACGATTTTTTTGATGAAGAATATAATTACGAAGTCAAAAGTAGAACCAATACGCTAAATAAATACCCAACGACGATGATTACAGCTGACAAGGTGGCTGGAGATAAGAAATTGATTTTTCTATTTAATTTCGTGGATTGTTTAGCGTATATTGAATATAAGGAAGAAAAGTTTAATCAATATCAAAAAATAAACTTTTCCAGAGCCAGAATGTCTTGGGATGAGAAGCCACATTTTTATATCCCAATTGAAGATTTAACAATAATCCAACAAAAATAAAATATACTATATTATTATAAAATGTCGTATTCTAATACTATAGGCCAAGTTTCCACCACTACAACGCTATTGACATTACCTTTGGAATTTCCAGATGGCTCAATTCAATACACAGCTGGAGATAGTGTGGTTCAAACATCTTATACCCCAAATCAAGCTTTACAAGCTTTAACTCAACCAAATTTCTCACGAGTGGTTTATAATAACGCCAATCAAGCTGGGGGATGGTATTTATATTCAATTGAGGTTAGTTTAATAAATAATGACACCGCACCAATAGCTTTTAGCTATTTTGAATTAAATGTAGATACAGCTGGAGCCAATTTTTCTCAAGATATAACAGCTAATTTTACTTTGGCGGTTGGAGATTTAATTTCCAAAGTATATACTATTCCAGTCAAGGTGAATGGAACCAACGCATTAACCATCACATTTACCGCTAATATTACCTCTGGAGCTTTCACAACAAATACTCCAAATGTAAGTTTTAGACAAAACGCATTATTGAAATTAATTTAAGAAAAATAATATAAACCTAATATAAAATGTCTTATTCAAGTTGTAGTGGTGTCGGTTCGGCATATTCAAGCAATTATCAATTTGGCGTATCAACTGGAAAAACTATTCCAGAACCACCAAACACTTTGGTTTCTGGAACACAATACACAGCATTTAATTTCCCAACTCAAAACAACACGAGTGGGTCAAATGGAAGAGGAACATATATAATCGCATACACTTTTGATATTCAAGGTGATAATACAACGGCGTTCTCACAAGTATATCTTCAATTTTTACTTAATGGAGGTCGCCTTTGGGATAATGAGGTTTTAGTAGGAACTACCCTTCCAGACGCAAACTCACATTCATTTTATATTCCGTTCATCTGGTTAAACAATTTAGAAACGCCACCATATTCCGTTTCTGTTACTTTAAACGCCACATTTGAAGGCACAGCTCCCCAAATAACTTCATCATACGCAACAATTTACAAGATTTCCTAAAAAATAAAATTAATTTAAGAGAAAAAATAATATAAACCTAATATATAAATGTCGTATTCTTCCGTATTACAAATCGCATCTAAAGGAGATTTAGGGGCTGGAGCTACAAGTGGAGCTTTCGCTCCAGTCGCTTTAGTTAATGGTGTATCAACAATCGCTTCAAATAAAATATATTTAGAAGAAGGTGCTTGGCTTTTAAGCAAAACCATTTCTTTCACTACAAACGCCGATGGAACTACTGAAGTAGGCGTTCTTGAATTAACGATGTATAATGAAGATGGGGCGGTTCAACCCCAAACTATAATTTGGAATGGAACCACAGCTGGAGCTTACGCCTCTGGAACATATCCATTTATAAAAACAGATATTTCCCTCTGTCCCTCAAACGCTTCAAATGAATTTCAAGCCCAAGTTACTTGGTTTGGGGTTGGTTCTCCTCCAAGCGTGTCCGTTGTTTTGAGGGCTACAAAAATAATTTAAAATAAATCCATTTTTAATATTATATTATTATAAATGGATTATTTAGCAACGAAATCTTGGAATTGGAAAGGCCAAATCTATCCTCAAAGTGTCGCCATACCTATACAAGGTGGAAAACCAGATGGTTATAAATCAAGTCAAGCATCTTCAGTTAGATTTCTTCAAGAAATAATCAAAATAAATCCAGACGCCAATACACAGCAGAAATCTAATTGAATTTAGATTTCTATTAGATGTGTGATGGTAAAAATTTTAAAATTTTTACCAACAGATATATAGAGTTGGTTAGATTTCTTGTATAGTGCTGTTAGATTTCGTTTAGATTTCTTTAGATTTGTCTTTTTAAGCTCTTTTCAAACATCTATATATAAGTATTACAACCAAAAACAGAACATTATTATTTAGAATAAGTTTTAGATTTTTTTATAGCACTATATTATAAAATGTCTTATACTTTCGCTGATACTGGTGATAATGTTTATTACGATGTGACTATTACAAATATAGAAACAATAGACCAAAACCCTCCATCATTATATTTTAATGAGACCAGAAACACTCCATTTATTTACGACCCAGAAAGTTATTACTTAAGCATTATCCGTTTTACTTTAGACACTCCAACTCTACCAGTTTTCATTCCAGTCATCCAACCAAACCAGAGTGATAGGGATTTAACAATTTATTCTGTTACTTTGAGCTGGACTAACCCAGTAGCTCCTTTTCAAGTTTTCAACCAACAAACCTTTATTCAATACGCTCCACAATTGTTAGGCCAAAGTATTATTGTTCCAGCACCACCTTCACAGACCGACGATGGATTACAAAATAATAATACTGGTTATTACGAAATTATTAATTATCAATACTGGATACAATTGATTAATAACGCATTTACGGATTGTTATAATGATTTAGCCACCCAAGTAACTACAGCTGGTTTAGCTCTTCCATCCACTCACGCTCCCAGTTTAGCTTGGGACACTACAACTGACACCGCCATTTTAACCGCAGAACAAGTTGGCTACAGCCCTACTGGTGTAGCTCCTTACAATCCAATTGAAATTTATATGAACCCAGCCCTTTACCAATTATTTAGCAGTTTCCCAGTAATTATTAAGGGTTCTGTTGGGATTGCTAATGGAAAGAATTGTCAATTGATAATGGACGGCTTTGGTGGAGCTAATGTAGTAAAATTTCCACCCACCGCTCCAGCTGGTTCTCAATATGACGCTTTACAAATAGTTCAAGAATATAGCACTATAGCACTTTGGACGCCCATTACTTCAATTGTCTTTACTTCAAATACTTTACCAGTCGTTCCAGCCAACATTTCGTCTCCACTTTTATTTTTGAACGGAGCCGTTTATAATAATGGAGGTAATAACGCCAATATTAGCCAAATTATTACTGATTTCGTTAGTGATACTGGGGTGTATAAACCCAATATTGTTTATACCCCTTCAGCCCAATATAGGTTAATTAATTTAGTAGGAAATACTCCCATTTATAATTTAGACCTAAATGTTTATTGGAAATCCAGAACTGGAAAACTTTTCCCCTTCAAATTATCTTCTGGCTCAACAGCTACAATTAAAATGCTTTTTACCAGAAAGGGAATGGGAGGTTCAACTTCTTAAAAGTATTTAGACAAATCTTTAAAATTTAGAAGAATAAAATTTTAATTTCAAAAATTAAAATGTTATATTATATTATAAAATGAGCGACTTTAGATGTGTTTTAATTGAAGACAGCCGAATAGCTGATATAACCTCAACTGAAGGGTTTGGTGTTTTGAGTGGAGCTTCTCAATCCACTTTCCAACAATTCCAAGCCGTTAGTGCCTCAAATTCATCAATCGTATTCAATATTCAAGTTCCAAGTGAAAATATCGTAATTGACCGCCATTTACTTCTATCAAGTGAATTGTCTTTTGAAATTAGTGCTGGTGGTGCTTCTAATCCAGTTCCAGCTGGAGCCAAAGTTTTTCAATATGGTTTAACCGATAGTTTACAAGCTTTCCCTTTGAACTCTCTTTTTACCACCACTCAAGCTACAATTAATAATGTGAGTGTCTCAACCAATCTCCAAGATGTCTTACCGATGTTGATGAGAATGAATAGTAGTGAAATGCTCCAAAGATACAATACTCTTACCGCATCTCTTCCAGACCAAACTTGGGGTGAATATTCTTACGGCGTTGGCTCAAGTTCCAATCCTTTAGCGTCTTATAACAATATGTCTTACGACACCGACTTTTGCCCTCGTGGTGCTTTCAAATTGGACTTCCTCCAAATTGACAGATATGTAGGCGGTGTTTACACAGACCACAGCCCTATTTCAAGTGACCCAGCTACTAACACTTGGAAAATCTTTATTAAGGTTACTTTGACTGAACCCTTTTTGGCTCTTTCCCCTTTCATCAACCAACAGCCCAATATGAGTGCTGGTATTGTTGGGGTTAATAATATGAGTATGGTTTTGAATGTTGATGGCTCTTGTAAGCGTCTTTTCTCAACTGCTAATAGTGCTGTTTCTGGTGGAAACTCACTTAAGGGTTATATCTCAAGTATTAATCTTGGATGGGCTGACGCTCCCAACGGCGGAACAGCTCAAGCCAACGGATTTACTAATACCAGATTGCTCTTCAATTTCCTTTCCCTCCAGCCAGAACAATACGCCAAGATTTCAACCAAGAATGTTGTTCCCTATTTGGATTACCCCAGATATTTAACCACATTTAACAACTCCACTTCAATTGCTTCAAAGGGAACTCAAACCATTACTTCTCAATCCATCCAGCTCAATCAAGTTCCAGATTTGATATTGATTTGTGCGAGAGTGCCGATGTCTTCTCAAAATTGGAATTATTCCAGCTCTTTCTTGGGTATTAAGAAGATTTCAGTTAATTTCAACAACGCTTCTGGTCTCCTTTCTACAGCTACTCAACAAGATTTATATAACATTTCTTTTGCGAACGGCTCATCCCAAACTTTCCACGAGTTTAGAGGTGAGGCCGATGTGAATGACAACACTAATGGTAATGTTTCCGTTGTCCCCACTACTGGTGCTTTGCTTGTTCTTTCTCCAGTTTATAACTTTTCACTCCCTTCTTATTTGAGTGCTTCATCTTTGGGTCAATACCAATTCCAATTCAATATTGATGTATTTAACCAATATGATTTTGCTGTGGCTCCAGAATTGTGTATTATTACGATGAATAGCGGTATATTTGCTACTCAACAAGGAACTTCCCAAATCTTTACTGGTATTCTCACCAAAGAACAAGTTTTAAGAACAAAGGAACAAAACCCTCAAAGTGCTTTAACCTCTGTTGAATACCAGCGTCTCGTTGGAGGCCAACTTGGAAATATGGGTATGGGAAATGTGATGAGTATGATTAAAAGTATGAGTGGAATGCTTCCTTCCCAGATTAAGGATATGATGAAACAAGCTGGAATTAATATTGGAGGAGCCACGAGTGCTGGAGCTACGAGTGCTGGTGTAATGAGTGGAGGTTCTATTAGCGAAGGTGGAAAATCCAAATCAAAATTGGCTAAACATTTTGCTTAAAAAAACTTTTTAGATTTCCATTAAATTCCCATTTAAAATTGCTTTTTAAAAGTAATACAAAAATATAAAAATATTATTTACAAAAATAATATATTTACTAATATTATAATGACGGAATTTGGAAATTCAATTACTTCCATCAAGGAATACAACGATTTAATAGCCAATCATCTTTTAGACAATATTGACAGAGGAATATTAGGAGCTTTACCTCAACCCACGATGTTTGGTGGAAAACGAATGAGAAAATATGTTCTCCCAGCTTCTACCGAGTATGATTACCCAAGCTCTTTAAGTGTAGGACATTTAGGAACAGCTCAACCAGATATGTTGGGTGGCTCTTTTTGGAGTGATTTTGGAAATGGATTGAAACAAGGCGTTAGTGCTGTAGGCCAAGTTGCCCTCCCTATTGCTACGGAATTAGGTAAGGAATACGCCAGAGAACAAATTAATAACTACAAATCTGGAAAAGGAAGAAAGCGTGGTGGAGCTTATAGTAGATTTTCAATTGGCGATAATGGTGTAATGTTTAAAGTCCATCCACCCCAAGCATTACAGAGTGGCGGATTTTTAGTTGGAGCCGACGGACACGGCGTTAGAACGATGCCTACAACTGGAGGTTCTGTTTTGGGAATGGATAATGTCACTCCTCTTTCAAATCATCCTACTTATACTGGTGGCGTTCATTCTGGAGGCGTTCATTCTGGAGCTGGAGTTTTTGACACATTTAAAAAGGGATTTACCCAAGTAGGCCACGCTTTAGCTCCAGTAGCCAAAGAAGTATTCCAAGATGTAGTGCTTCCAGAAGGAAAAGAATATTTAAAACAACAACTTAAAGAAAGAAGAGGCGGAACAAAAAATTCTGGTTTGGTGGCTAAAATTGTTGCTTCCAGAAATCCAGCTTTTTCTGTTAATAAAATCAAACGCCCTTCTGGTAATTTGGTGAATTACGCTAAATTAATGGGTGAGAAATATACTGGTTCTTACAAGCCAAGTGATTTGTGGAATACTTTTAAAGGTAAAAATGTTCCCAAGAAGAAGGGAACAAAAGCTTCCAAAAAGAAACTAATTATTGAAAATGATAGTGAAAGTGAAGGCGAAGAAGAAAATGTAGTTATTCCAGCTCCCAAAGCTAAAAGAGGCAGAAAACCCAAAGCCCTCCCCAAAGGCCAAATGGATATAAGAACGATGCTTCAAGGTAAAGGAATGTATGGCGGTTCAGTTTTAGATGATTTGGGTAAAGTGTCTCAAGCTGTAGCTCCTTTCTTGCCCTTGTTGGCTGGTCTTGGTCGTGGAGAACCGATGCCTCCTCATCCTTGCGGTGGAAATTGGGCTGACGATTTAGGTAAGGTTTCTCAAATTATAGCTCCATTTGCTCCTCTTTTAATGGCGATGGGACGAGAACCAGAGATGTATGGTGGAGATGTTTTGGGTGATATTGGTAAGGTCACTCAAGCTGTAGCTCCTTTCTTGCCCTTGTTATTGGGATTAGGAAGAGCCAGAAGGAGAGTTCCCAGAGGTGGAAATTTTCTTGACGATTTAGGTAAGGTTAGTAGTGCTATAGCTCCATTTGCTCCTCTTCTAATGGGATTGGGAAAACCCAAAAAATCTAAAAAAGGAGGTGTATTAATTAAAGATGTTCCCAGTCAATTTCACACTAATACTGGTTTGATGCCTCCAGCTTTGGCTTCTTATAACCCTCCAGTTCCATCTGTTTCTGGTTCTGGAAGAAAGCCCAGCGAAAGAGGTGCTATTGTTAAGAGAATAATGGCTGAAAAAGGTATGTCATTACCTCAAGCCAGTAAATATGTGAAAGAACACGGCCTTTACAAAAAATAAATATAGATTTAGGGCTGTTTAAATATAATACCAAAATAAAAATATATTTGTATTATATAAATGCCGTTATTGCCGAGAAAGAACAATTTGGATTATAACCCAGATAATATTATTCAAGCCAGTAAAAGATTGGCTACAATCTCATTAGAACAAATGAAAAATCCTCTTTTTGACCCAGACCAAGCCACTCTTTCCAGTATGGACGCTGAAAGAAATTTGGAAGGTAATATGGGTGAGTTGGGAAATAAAATTTTGGATATTCAACAATTATTTACTACTGGTAAAAATCTGGCTTTCCGTGAAGCTCAAATCCAATTCAAAGAATTTGATAGAATTAATAGAAGAGCCGATTTGGATGTATTGGAAGACAGAATGGCTGATTTAAATGCTTTGTATGGTGAATTGAGTAGGATGCGAGGTGAAGGAAGAAAGAAGGGTTCAAAAGATAAATCACCCAGAAAATCAAAATCAAGACAAAATATTCAATTAGTAATTGAAGATGAAGACCCCCAAGATAGACGAGAACGATTATCCCAACAAAGCATCCGTAATTATTTTAGAGATGTTAATGTTCCAAATCAAACCAGACCAGCCACTATTGTTTCCAGAGAACCAAGTGGCCGATATTCTGTTTACCCTCTTTTAGAATATGGAAACAGATTAGAAACTACTGGAGCTGTAGCTGATGGAGATGATGAAAACCCAGAAAACGAAGACAATAGCTACGACCCATTTGAAAATTACAATTACAGAGGAAATTATCCAGATGATAGTGATGATAGTGATGATGGGGATGGAGGCAGACCTCCTTACGGAAGCCCAGAACCAAGTGATTTGGGCGACAACCAAAATAATCCCTCACCTTCCATTATTATAGGAAATATCACATTATCCCAAGTTTTACAATTAATTACTAAAAAATGTCGTGAGGCCGATATTTTGTTGGTTTCAAAAATAAAACCAGCACTACAAAAATTATCTCAAATTCAATTACAACAACTTAAACAATATTACGATGTTTTAACCGAAGGTTGGGATGGTTTTATTAATGCGAAATCAACAAGAGGCGGTGTTTATACTGAAGTTTCTGTATTTACAATTATAAATGAAACTCTACAATACGGAGACCAAATTATTAAAGTAATGAAAGAAGAATTAGATAAATTGAGAATGGATTTGTTGGTTCTTGTTAATTCTTATAAACAAAATGAAGCGATTGCTCCTCCCTTTTACCTCCCTTCTAATAATAAATGGTTTGTCAATCCAGAAGTAAGGGAATTGGTTGAAACTGGCGAAAGATTGGATGATGGTGGTGTTTCTCCAGAATTACAAAGCTTTTCTTCTACTGGTAGTGGAAGAGGTGGAGCCAGAAGTAAGCCAATAGCCATTCCTACTATTTGGGAAGCTTCTGTTAGGAGCTGTCCTACAAAATATTTGTTGTAAATTAGTTCTTTAAGTCGTTTTAATATATTATATAGTTCTTTAAGTCGTTTTAATATAATATATTAATATCTACAATTTGGGTATTCACATTCATCTTCACTTGAGCTTTCACTTGAGCTTTCACACATTCCTCTACCACTTAAATAATGTGGTTCTGTGGCTTCTTCTTGAATTTGCGGTGGGCGTGTTGGTTCTTCGTCGTTATAATATCGGCCAATTGGTTCTCTGGAAACAATAGTAGATGGTCTGGTTTGATTTGGAACATCAATTCCTTCATTTATTTCGTCTACTCTTTGTAATAAACTTTGGAGTTTTATTTTTTCTAATGTAATATCATCTCCTACTTGATTTCTTTTAATTTTGGCTCTTGTGTGTCTAATTGCTTTCATTAAATCATCTAACTCTCTGTTTCCGCCCTTCTTCTTCAAAATGACATTTAAATAAAATCTGGCTCGTTTTAGTGTTCTGGGGTGGTAATCATTTGGATTTCTCAAAATACTTTTGGCGAAATCTTCCAAGTTAGAAATGCTTGAATGTGGGTGTGTCTGTTTATATCTTTGAAATTGTTTTGTAAATGAACCCCATTTAAGGTCTTCCCAATCTGGATAATTTGGTTTCACCACTCCAGCTCCTTCTCCAATATTTTTGTCTCCTAATTTATTCAGTATATCGTAAGAATGATTACCCAAAACATCAAACGATTTATCCGTTGGAATGGTTATTGAATGCTTATCTGTATAAGATGGATACAGCACTTTACTAATTTTGGAAACTGGAGCGTAAAGGCCACTTACTACATCCTTACTTGAACGAATATTATATTCATTTTTCAAAGGCACTTCACCCTTGTAAGCTGGATTTACATTAATGATTTCTTTTGTATTTTTACCCAATTTTCTTGACAACACGGAACCTTGTGAATGTCCCAGAGTTGAAATATTTTTGGCTCCATATTTGCTCTCCGCTTGTTCTTGGATTGCCTTGCCTTGTTTGTATCTATCTGTATTTTCGTATTGTCCCAAAGCGTATGCTAAATTATTACCCCAATCTAAAGCTCCACTTGTTCCACGATGGGCTACAACAGCCCTACCATCTGGAGAATAATATACTTTTCCGTATTGATTTGACAACCCATTATCCAAAATCCAATCACCAATTTTTTCTGGCGGTTCATCTTGATAAGAAGCTTCTAATAGATTTCTTACTTCATCAGCTCTTAATTTACCTCCTTTTTTCTTTCTTCCTTGCCCTATACCACAATTATTTGAATTAACCCCACGATACATCCAACCGCCGTATCTGGAAGCTTGGCCTTGTATTTTATCTAATGCGAATGCTTCTGGGTTTGGATTTTGTAAGAACCCTTTGGCGTCGTTATAGTTTCGTTTTAAATCCTCACCAACCCCAGCTGGAGTAATATTATTTCTGTAATTTTCTGTAAGACCATTTAACAAAGAATTATAAGCGATGGTAGATGGCTTCCAATCACGGCCAGAAAAATTCCAACCACCTTCTAAAACTGGAGCTTTCTTGCTTCCTTTTTTCTTAAATTCCAAAATTGTCGGCATTATATATTTAGATATTATTTTATTTCTTTGAATATACTATATTAGAAAATGTTTGATATTATTTTTGACGCTGGAGGAAATCTATTTTTAGTGGAATGGTTTTACGATGCTGGATTTAATGAAGTAATTACCAAATTTGAGCCAATTTAAAAATGTTGGTATATATTAAAATGAATGACAGATATTACAACGCTGTATTGAATGACAAAGATTTCAAAAAAAATACTAAAGTGAAACCACTTAAAACTGGTGTGAAACCAAAAGAAGATATTAGCTTATTCCAAGACACTCACGCCACATTTAAACCTCTTTGGGATGAATATAAAAAGGAAGAGGTGGAACCAGACCAATCCACACTTAAAGGAAAAGCTTTACTTAAAAAAGTATATCAATCTGGCGGTAATAAAACAAGTCAAATACTTAATAAAGTATTGAAAAATGATAGTGCTGTTATTAAACATTTAGAAGGACACATTACAGAAGGAGATGGAGATGAAAAAGATGTAAAACAATCTAAAATGTTGAAAAAAGAAATCAAAGATGTATCTGGATTATCTTATACCCCAGCTTCAAAAATACCCAAAAGCGACCCAATCTGGAAATTTTCAAATCCTTTGACGGCTCAAAAACAAGCGACCAAATTAGGACTTGGAACTTTATATCGTTCCACTAATAAAGACAAAAAATACCAGATATTAGCCCCAGATGGTAAATGGGTTCATTTCGGCCAAATGGAATATCAAGATTTCACCAAACATTTAGACCAAAAACGCCGTGAAAATTATTTGAAAAGAGCTTCTGGAATGAAAGGAGATTGGCGAACAAATCCTTACTCTGCGAATGCTTTGGCGATGCGTGTTCTTTGGTAAAGCGTAGCGACTTGATACAGCACTACAAAAGTTTTAAAAAAAATAAATTTTAAATTAAATTTTATTTTTTTTGTTTTAATTCCTTTACTCTTCTTTTTTCTTCCCTATTTTTTTCTAATTTTTTTTGTTGTTTTTGTTCTCGGTATATTTGAGCGAATATTTGTTGGTTTTTTAACATTACCTCCATCTTGAATATATTTGGAGATTTCCTTTTAAGTTGTTTCTAAATTAATTATTTTTTTTTCATCCTTCACCTTCAAATCCAAAGGCACTTAAGAAATTCTCGGCCTTAATATTTAATCCATATTCCCTTTTCTTGGCGTTCTTTCTTTTGGTAATGTCTTGGTCTTTTTGAACTCTAACTACTACTTTGGTTTCTGGATGTATAAACCAATAATTATCAAATTTAACAATCCAATCCTCGTATTTATAATCCCAATCTGGGTTATACAATCTGGGGTTTAAATATTCAAACTCTTTCCCATCTGGATTTCTTAATACTACTACATTCGTGTAAATATCCAGAAATCTTGGATTTTCACCCATTCCCAATTGTCTATCACCAATCAATTCACCTCTTTTCCATTCCAACGATTTAGCTGGAGCTATTTTAATTGGTTCTGGAATAACAATTTGGGCTGGTTTGGATTTAATCTTAATAAAATCAGTCAGCTTTTCGTATTTCTCCTTTGAGAAATCTGGTTCAAAGAAATCCTTGTAGTTTTTCATTAAGAAATATCCTTTGTAAGATATTGGGGCTTCATCTGGGATTTTACACTTTTGAATAAATTTTCCGTAGATGGTGAAATGGGCTTTGTAAGTTGTCTTGGTTGTTTTTGTAGTGTAGTCGGCGATTTTGGAATAAATATCCAATTCCTTACTATCACACGAGTAGAAACAACTTTCTTCAAAAGCGTAAGTCAAAGCTTCTTCAAATAGTTTATTCTTGTCCTCAAATGGAACTAATCTTCCCAACATTTTATAAT